CTTTTTTTAAGTTTTCTGCAGCATAAACTTTATTAAGTAAATTAAAATCCTCTAAACTTAAGTCTCCATCAACCCTATAAAGGAATACGTTACCACTTCTGTAAAATTCACGAAAGTATTGATCTTTTAAATCCCAAAATCTAATTTTATTAAACCATCTATAAAAGAAATCTCTGGAGCTTTTATTACCTCCTTCTAAATATACCTGACCATTTGCAAATTCAGCCATTGTATCAATCGCATTTCTAAAAACAGATACATTCGCGTAAGCCTTTTGACATAACTCAATTGATTCTCTAACATTAACTCCATCAGCAGCATATTCATATGGCATCATACCCATTCTTATGCTACTAAATCTATGTGTTGGAGTGCTAAAACCAATTCTATTTATTCTTGATTGATTATTTCTAGAATCAAAGTCTGAATTTTCAGTTCGATTATAGGAGGCTTTAGATACAGAGGCATCTGATGTATAAAATGGTTCGCCAGAACTTATAGGATTTACAGATTCAGATTGAAAGTCAGATAAAGATCTAGATATGTTTTCTGGAAGAAAAGGATCTTTTTGCGAATTAAATTTATTCCAATAATCGGATCTTTTGTTATATTTTCTTTTATCTGACATAATAATTGTTACACTTGTTACTTTAAAGTTACTTTATAAACATTGGAGCAAACGAGAAGGGTAATTCTTCGGGCATTTTCATCATATCATAGTAAACATTCATCATCCAATTTGCTAATATTAATGCGGAATAAGAATCCTTTCTTGCTCTATCTGGTCCTTTTTGACTTTTTAAATTACTTGGAAGATCAAATGTTTGTGTTCCATTTGCGGTAGAGCTAGGTTGAATAAGTGCGCATTCAGCTTTTGTCAAATCCATCATGTCTTTTTGATGCTCAATAAAATCAATCATCTTTGCGCCATACTCTCTCTCTTCCTCGCCTACTTTTAAAAATTTAATCTTATCTAATGGAATGTCTTTTGCTCTTTGCTTTGAATAGCTATCATTCATTGCCGCTCCAGCAAATAACATTCTTTTGTGATCAAAGGCTGACTGCAACGATTCATTTGCAAATCTAATCCAAGAAGAACTTGGCTTTTTCAAGTGACATATCCTCTTTGTCGTAAAATTATACTGATTTCTTGATTCTTTTACTGCTTGATTGTATTCTTGCAAGTTGTCAAAGTCAGCATCGAAAGTGTCTATTTTAAGTCTAGCTTTTTTAAACAATTCACTTTCGTTTGCTGAGTTTAAAAACTGCACGCCACCGTTGTAATCACCAACAATTGCAACAACATTAAAAGAATTTAATAAATAAAAGAAATATTCCATGTGACTCTTTAGATTCATACCTGCCATGGCATAGCTATGCACAAGCACACCCAAATTCTTTTCTGGAACTAATTTTATTACTTGAATTGCGAAATCATCCGAACCATCTGATTCTGACCAACTTGGATCGAAAGAAAGTATGTATTTAGCGTTTGAATCGCCAGCAACCTCTACAGACTGACCCTCTCCGTCGGGAATTGTACAAGCCATCATTTTGCTGACCTTGAAATAACCACTGGAATCATCCGTAAATACAGCACCGTATTCTCTTTGGAATGCTGATTCGCTTAATGTAGCTTTTGCTTGTTGTAATGCTGGTGCGTCATATAGTTGACTTGGCGCGCAGTCATAACTGAAGTGCATTATGACTCTATGAGCAATGTCTTGCTTGTCTTTATTCATTATGAGGTATTCATACTGCTGATAAAGTTTATATAAGTATTCAAATTTATAACTCGCAGAAGAAAGTCCAATAATTTTATTTTGAGGCCAAATGGTTCTTTCGTCTTCTATCATTTTACCCTCTGCAATTAATTTACTTTCGGCATCATGCATGTTCTGCCTCTCTGTTGGATTTTCTACAACAGCTAGGAATGGAGTAATGACTTCGGTAAATATTTTTTCTGGCATCAATAGAAATTCGTCAATAATCATTCGTTGAAAACGAAAACCACGAAGCTTTTCGCCATCGCCTAGTGGTAAGGCAGTAATTCTTGATCTACCAATCTCCATGAACCACTCGTCATTGCCCCTAGAGACTCTGCTAATGGTTTCTGCAAACATTCCAGCTTTGACTGTCTTAGATATGTCTTCAATTTTTCTAAAAATCATCTTAGACTGACGAAAAGATTTAGAAATAATACCAATATGTACCCCTTGATTCATTATGGCATCTAGAATGGCAAATACGCCCGTAGTAAAGGACTTAGAAAGACCGCGACTCCATATGCCTAAAAAATAATCAGTATTAAACATGGCTTTAATAGCCATATGCTGAAATGGAAATAGCTGCACTCCAGTAAGAAGCTCTGATGTAAAAGATGGATTCTCTCTAAGGAATCTATAGAGTAAAAGTTTAGCTTCTTTCTCGTCAAGATGACCTTCTTTGGCCATAATAATTTGATTAATGTCTCTATCCTTATTTCTACTTTTTTGATTTCCTATTTCCCAGCTCATAAATTTTTTTATTTAAAAAATACTGCAAATCTACATTCCAAATTGATTTTCCAGACTTTAATATTCTGGGTGTTATATATTCACTATTCGAACGGCTTCCTGAAAATACAAATTGACAACAATCGCGATATTCATGTTGCAGCAAACGCATATTATGATAAATATACTTCATGTTCGCTTTGTGAGCTGACTTTTTATTCCCCTCATCTAATTTTTTTAGATCAGCATCAATAACGACAAACAAATAGCAACTCATTGATCTACATCTATTTAATTCTCTTTTAAATCTATCTAAATTGTCTTTACTTAACGTAGATTTAAAGTCTTGTTCCGATTTTCTGTCAACAAATGTATAATCAAAGTGATCTAGTATTGCATAATCCCCAACATCAAGTTTTTGTACGACTTGTTTTTTAAAAAATAGAGGTTCTTGCTCTCTGGTATCAGTAAGTATAGTTAAATCTATTATATAGTCTTCATTCCAGAAATGATCTGGAAGTTTTTCGGCAAACATCGGCTTAATATTTAACTCATTACATAGATAGGTATAACTTTTAAAATATTTCTTATAAATATCTATCGTAGGAAGAAATGAAGTATAAAGTTCAATCTCATTTGGAGCTAAGGTCAAATTGCGACTTTGAATTCTACTTGCAAGTTTATCTTTTATGTAATTTTTAACAACTTCTTCATTACCCAGTTCGCACCACTTATACAGCTCACCAATATTACAAAAATCATACTCAAAATAAGAATCTTTAGTTTTAAAAGGAAGGAGTTCATTGGTTAATAAATTTCTACGAGAAAAATGCTTTACAAAATAATCATGAAGGAACATATCATGCTTTTTTATATGAGCATGCAAGCTTCTTTCTGAATCAAAATCTTTATCACACTCTAAACAGCTAAATGACATCATCTTGTGAAATTCCTAGCACTCTAGCCTTAAATGCATCCATACCCTCTAGATTGACCGCTTCTTGCTTAACTAGCATCTTTTGTATCTCAGCCAATCTTACCATATTTTTTCTTTCTTCTTCGTCCTGAAACATCTGAACTAAAGATAAAACAGAAGCATTCTCTCTTTGTTTATTTTTCATTCGCTCAGACCTATCTCCCTGAAGTTTTTTAGTTAAATTTTCTATTCTACCTTCGCACTGATGGTATTCACTACTTTTAGCTTTAATAATTTCAGCTAACTTTACTGTCATTTCATTTTGATCTTGTGCGTCATCAAATAAATCATTTAATTTATTTAAATGTTTGCTGACGACTTCTAGATTTATAATTTCTTTACATACGTTCATATAAAGATTCAATTCATCTGCCGTTAAGTCTGGCTTATCCCAAGTAAGCCTTGTAAATTCCTCTTCAAATAAGAATCTATCATCTTTTGATGTATAGTTATTCATTATTTTTATAAATCTAGAATTAGATAAGTTAATAGCTAACTTATCCAAGCAATTTCGTTGACCGCGACTCATTTTTGTTTCATCTAGTGGGAAGCCAGTTGAATCAAATACTTTTTTAATTAATCTAGGATAGCTTTTAGGGGGAGAATATGTTGTTAGCAAACCGCTCTCTTGACTAGGTACGAAATTTTCATTTACTGAGCGGATGTGTTCTAAAACTGCGCGTTGTTCGGCTCCTAATTTTTTAATTTCTTTATTTGTGAATAGAAGTTCGGCAATTGCGAAAGAACTCATGCCCTGTTCGGCAGATTGAATAATGAAATGTTTTTGAGCGTCAGTAAACTCAACCGAATCCACCTTAGTGTGCTTGGTAGTTTTGTAATCGAGTTTATTCTTAACTAAGAATGCCCTTACTAGCTTACCCTGAATGGATCTTCCATCAATAGTGTCATCATTAAAGCACTTCTGAGTAAGTAAGTTTAAATCTTTTACTGTTCTATAGTTATTTAAGATAAAATCTTCCTGCTCTT